TATCAAAACGAATTGTGGGTGTGTATATGATACTTCTGGCGTAAAAGATGGTCGGTTAATGGAAGGACCTGTTACTCAATTTTTTGGTATCCAATTAAAAATACGATGTTCTTCCCCAATTAATGGGTATGCAAAAGCAGAAGCGATAGCAATAGCATTAGATGCAGTTGTTAATGATACAGTAACTATAGATTCTGTAGTATATAAAATAAAAGATGTAGGAAGAACGAGTCCAGTAATTTCATTAGGAGTAGAAGAAGGGACAAAGAATAGAAGATTATTTACAGTGAATTTTATAGTGACATTAAAAAGGGTAGTATCTTAATTTTGAAAGGATAGGACAATGGCTGAAAGATTAGATGATGGCTTTTCTACAACTATAGAATTTTCATCAGGTTCAAGTGGTGTATCATTTCTAATGTACGAAAAAGGAGTGACCCCACCCGCTGTTTCTGGTGGGGGAGAGAATGATACCTCTACAATGAGAAATACTACTTACCGGACGAAAGCTCCAAAGAGTTTGATTTCTCTTTTATCGAGTTCTTTTGTTGGGGCTTATGACCCAGAAGTATTGGATGAGATTATAGCGATGATAAATGTAAATCAGGAGATTACATTAACCTATCCTGATAGCTCGACTTGGGTGTTCTGGGGATGGATTGATGAATTTACTCCTGGTGAGCTTCGTGAAGGAGAACAGCCGGAAGCTACTGTAACTATTATCCCGTCGAATCAGGATGCTTCTGGGAATGAGATAGCTCCTGCATATTCTGATTAAGAATACGCTGTAGAATCGTCTCTAACGAATGATATTTGAAAATGAGTATGTTTATATGTATTTGCTTGAGATAATTGATTGTAGAGCGGCTCAGGCTGCTTAAAATGGATTGTATAAGCTTTGGAAAGGGCAAAAAATGGAAAAGTTAGAGTTTAGCATAGTTTTGAAGGAATTGCCGGTTGTTTTGCGAGGTAAAGATGAAATAGCAAAGAACTATAAGTTGAAGGAGTTAACAAGCAAACAGCGAAACAAATATAATGAGAGTTTCGATGTAAAATTTGAGATGGAAGGGACAAAGGCTAAAGTTCAGGCAGGAGATGCTTTTAGAATGGTATCTGCTACTGAATTTTTGGCTATGTGTCTGTATGATGAGGAGGATAAATTAGTTCCAGAAGGAAAACTTCACGAATTTCCAGCATCTGTGACTACTAAACTTCATGCAGCAGCATTAAAACTTTCTGGAATGGATGCGGAAGCAGTTGAGTTAGCAAAAAACGAATCAGAGGAGAGCGATATCAGTGGCACAGAATAGCATCTCATTTAGGAATGTCCGTACAAAGGGCTCAGCATGAGATTACTTCATCAGAGTTCTTGGATTGGATTGTGTATTTAGATGAGGATATAAATGGATTTCATAGAGGAGATTATTTTTTAGCCCAAATTGCTCAAGAAATTCGCCGGTCTTTTGTATCAGAACCAGATACAGTAAAATTAGAACCATTTTTAATTAAGTTTGAAACAAAGAAAAAGGAAGAAAAGAAAAAATTAACAAAGGAAGAAGCGACAAGACGAATGAAGTCTTATTGGGGTACAATATTAAAGAATCCCAACAAGAGAAAGAAGAAGTAAAATGGCAGCTACTTTAGACCTTGGTAATTTGTTAGTTCATTTGCGGATGAATGCCTCACAGTATATGGCATCTATGGCAACTGTAGAAGCAAAGATGCGTATGACTTCTGCAAGATTAACCCAATTAGGGACGCGGATGTCTTTATTAGTTACTGCTCCTATTGTAGCTATGGGTATTGCCTCTGTGAAGGCATTTGCTTCGTTTGATGATGCTATGACTAAATCTCTTGCTATTATGAGTGGAGTTACTCCTACATTAAGAGCAGAGATGGAGAGTTTGGCATTAGAAATATCAGATAATGGTGTTACGTCGGCAACTGATTTAGCAAAAAGTTATTTCTATCTTGCTTCGGCAGGTCTTAATGCCGAACAATCTATGGCTGCTTTAGGGGCGGTAGAGAAGTTTGCAGTAGCAGGTGCCTTCGATATGGCCACGGCAACTGATTTGGCTACGGATGCTCAAAGTGCTTTAGGATTAACTGTTAAGGATGCTCAAAAGAATTTAATAAATATGACAAGAGTAACAGATGTATTGACAGGGGCCAATACTCTTGCTAATGCTACGACTGAACAATTCTCTTTAGCTTTAACATCTCAAGCGGGTCCGGCAATGAAAGCTTATGGGGTAGAATTAGAACAAGGAGTCGCTGTTTTAGCAGCCTATGCGGACCAGGGTATTAAAGCACAACATGCTGGAAATATGTTTGGTAGAATGTTGCGGTTAATGACAAAGGGATTCAAAGATAATGAAGCTGTATGGAAAAGATTTCGGATAAATATATATGATAATACAGGAGAATTAAAACCTCTTTATGAGATTGTTGGGGACTTATCAAAGGCATTAGAAGGTATGTCTACGAAGCAGAAAATAGCTGCTCTTGAGATGTTAGGATTTCAAGCACGTTCTCAACAGGCAATCCTTCCCTTACTGGGTCTTCAGGATAGAATTGAAGAGTATAATAAAGAGCTTTTAAAAATGGGCGGAATAACTCAGGAAGTGGCTGATAAACAATTACAATCTTTTTCGTCTCAGATGAAAATATTTTGGAATCAAATTAAAAATGCAGGTAGAGAGATTGGAAAGACATTATCACCTCATATTATTGCTCTGACAGAGAAGATAAAGAAGTTGATTGAGGCTTGGAAGGAATTAGATAATTCTACCAAAAATTGGATTTTAGGACTTACCGCAATAGCAGCAGCAATAGGGCCACTTTTGATTACTACTGGCTTTTTAATAAATTCTCTTATAGCAATAAAGGTAGCTTTAGTAGTGGCTATTCCATTATTGTATGCATTTGCTAAAGCAATAATAGTAGCAACAGCTTCAGCAGCAGCAGCACATCCGGTAATAGCAGGTTTAATTCTTGCTACTTATGCCATGGGAAAGGCGGTCCAAGAGTATATTAAAGCAAGACAACAAATGGAAAGTCTTACTGGAGTTATAAATGAAGCAAATAAGGCTCTGAAGGAACATACGGCGGTATGGAAGGAATTAAAAGAGGAATTGCAGACAACTATGGAAGGTAGATATATATCAAGACAAGTAGAGGAACTTGGTAAAAGACTTGCTTTACGAATAGAGCAATTAAAGATAATAAATGATGAATATGATAAAATGAATGTTGTTAAGCAGCTTTGGGTGGGGCCAAGTTATGCTCGCTTTACTGGTGAATTAGAGGATGAGATAAAGGTTTTAGAACAGAGACTTAAAACACTTGGTGAGCAGGGTCAATCTGAATTTGATAAAATAGCACAAGCAGCGGAGGAAACAAAGAAAACAATAGAGGGTATGGCAGATGTTTCTGTAGAAGTTGAAATAGACCCAGAAGTCAAGAAAATGTTAAGGGCTCTTGATTTTGAATTAAGTTTGCTCGGAAAAATATCAGAAGAAAGAGAGAGAGCCATTGCTTTAGCGGAGTTTGAGGTATTAGTACAGGAAAAATATAATGATGATTTAGTGATGCAAAATAAGTTGATGGAGGAGTATGCGGAAAAGTTTGATAAAATATTAAAAGGTAAAAGAGGTATGGAAGTATTTGACCAGAAAATAAGGGAGTGGTCTCACGCAGCTACAAATCTTGCCTCTAATATAGCAGATGCCTTTACTAATGGATTAGATAGAATCAGTGAAGGGATAACTGATTTACTTATGAAAGGTGAGGCAGATTTTGCTGCTATAGTTCAAGCTATAAATTATGAAGTAATGAATGCTATGGTAAAATCTGCTATAGGTTCCATAACAGGAGGATTGTTTGGGGAAAAAGAAGGATTAGGGGCAGAAGCATTAACAGCTTCAGCTACAGCATTAGAAACCTCGGCGGTAGGTTTGGAAACTGCTGGTATAGGGTTAGAGACTGCTGGTATAGGGTTAGAAACATCAGCAGTAAGTTTAGATTCTGCTGGTGCTGGATTATTTTCTGCAGGAGCAAATTTGAATATGGCCGCAGCAAATTTGAATATGGCCGCAGCAAATTTAGCAGCAGGTGGAGCTTCAGAAGGAATTGGCGGAATGGCTTCCTTATTTGGAGGTGGGGGTATTAGTGGCGGTGGAGATGTAGGGACTGCTGGAGGTATTAGTGGCGGTGGAGATGTGGCTGGTGCAGGTGGGGGTATTAGTGGAGGAGCGAGTATTCATACAGGAGGGAGAGCTGGGGATATGCCTATAAATCGTTATGTCCCTGCTCCCGTATTTGATAATGCTCCCAGATTTCATCAAGGTTTGGCCGATAATGAAATAGCTGCTATATTACAAAAGGATGAAGTCGTTTTATCAAAACAAAATGTAGCAGAATTAAGAAAAAAGGATAAAGAAAAAAAGGAGGAAGGGGAAAATATTACAAATAATGTAACAATAAATGTAAGTGCTATTGATGCAAGAGGAGTAGCTCAATTCTTTGCACAAAATAGAAGAATGATTGCAGGAGTTATGGGAGCTTCTAAAAGAGAGAATAATCCATACAGAAGAGGTTCTTAATGAACATTGTAATAAATGATTTTGTTGGTGATGTTGCTTATGGCAGTTTTGGTGAACAGGCTCCACTTCAAAAATCTTTTAATTGGTTTACTGATGTAGTCACATTTGATAATCGACAAGAACAAAGGAATCAAACTTCTGAATATCCAATAAGAACCTGGAATATAAATTGGCAGTGGTTAGACGAGGCTGCTCGTGATAAAGTAATTGAATTATTTCAGAGAGCAAAGGGTAGATATAATTTCTTTTTATATGAAGATTATTCTGATGTTCTTTGTACAGTAGATGATTGGGATTTTACAGCAGTAGGAGGAGAATCTACTACCCAATTACAAAAGACTTATTATAAGGGGGAAACGGAAGAATGGTCGGAGAATAAAACTAAAATACAACCATCTGCAAAATACACCCCGACTGTCTATATAGATGATGTAGAAAAAACGGAGGGCACTCATTATACCCTGGATGATACAACTGGTATTATAAATTGGGCTGGAGGTTCATCTCCTGTAGGGACCTTAGGGGCAGGGGAGGTGGTAACTGCTGATTATAAATTCTATTTCAAAGTACGATTCTCTTCTGATTCTCATAATGATATAGAACATCAAAAAGATTATTGGCGAACAGAAGGATTAGTTTTAGTGGAAGATATTAGCTAATGTTAGACCCAAATGCAAATTTTCAAACAGCAATAGCCGCTACAAATCTAAAAGTTGCTGAAATTTATGATGTTACTCTTTCAAATGGCAATACATATTACTTTACCAGTCATAGTCAAGATATTGTATGGAATGTAGGGGATGATGTTTATACCTCTCTACCTATTATGAGAGGGCCTATACAAACTAATATGAATTTGGAAATGGATGTAGTAGAGATTCGATTAGCTAATATTTCAGGAGATTTATATGATATATTACAAAATAATACATTAAATAATATAAAAGTAGTTATAAAAAGAATTTTGTGGGATGAAACTTATGCTCCTGATATGGAAATAACTTATTTTGTTGGTATAGGTGATATAGAATTTGATAGACAAGAATTAGTTATACATTGCCGTTCTATTTTAGATTCTTTGAACATACAAGTACCAAGAAATTTATTTCAAGAGCCATGTAATTATAGATTATATGATGATAATTGTAGTTTGACACAAGCTGATTATGAATATCAGGGAACGGTTACAAGTGGAACGAAAATAACTCTTGTTGATGCAAGTCGGGGGACGGTTTATAAAGGTATTTTTGATGATGCTACAAATACTATAGCTATAGGGGATAC